TAGCACAAGTGGACCCGTAAGTAAATTTAAATATTGGCCATTATCTACGACCGTAGAAAACAATATTGTCTGATTTGCTACGTAGTTTCTGCCCGGTCCTCGGTCTAATCTGACCTCTATATTAATGGTACTACCACCTGTATTATTTACATAAAAAGCGTTTACAATTGAGTGCGAATCTGTTGGAATTCCGTACACTGTTTGCTCACTCGCTGTTGGAGTAAGGTCGTAAATCATATTTTTAAAACTTGTTGCCATAACTTCTAATTATATCCTTTTGATATAGAATACCAGGTATTATAAAAACCACCATATCCCGGTCCCGGTGTATATCCAACTGCGTAACCGCCATCACCAAAATAAACATATGTTCTAGATTTTCCATAACCTGATAAAGAAGCAGTAAAATAGCCATCTATTTTTATTTGATAACCTCTAGAATCATAGCCTGCTGATATATTTATAGAACTACTATAACCTCCATTTACTACTCCCACTTGTGTACCTATTGGCGGTTCTACGGGTAATTTAAAAACAGGTGGGTCTAGTGAATAACCTATATTACTGATAAGATAACCTCTATTTCTACTTGCTTGAAATGAACCTCCTAAACTAAATCCACCACCACTACCACTGAAAAAACTAGTTGCCCAATCTATTTTGCTCCAAATAATTCCTCCTGTTGTGCCACCTACTGTAGATGTGGCAGGTCCTGCAGGTTTAGAGGGTGAATAACCTAAAAAATAAGATAGCTGTTCTATCTCACTAAAAGTATCACCTTCAGGTTTGTATTGAGCATTTATTTGTTGAATAAAATTATTAATTGCTCTTACAATTTGTCTTTGATTACTAACATCGTAGTCTTCTGTAGGATCAGGAACTCTAATTGTAATAGCCATTATCTTCTACCGTCCGGCTGTATATCAATTCTAAGTGTACCATATCTCCAATTTTCACCATCTTCCGCTCCAGTATTTTCAATTTTTATACTTAAAAACCTACCTCTCGCTCTTGTATCTTTTTTCTCTGTTGTAGATGTAACATCAAAAGAACTGTAGGTTGACGCTGTTCCAGTATCTGATGGATATCTTTTTAATGTTAGTGTAACTTTAACTGTTCCATCTAAAGTTTTAAAATCAGGTATAAATCTTCTCATAGATAAAAAGACTTCACCATCACCTATTTCTGGACTAGATATATCAAAATCAAATGATTCAATATTAGATGTAATTCTAGTTATACTACCATTTAAGTTTTCTTGATCCACACCTACTTCGTGATTGTATAAAATAGTTTTACCATACCCGTTTGGTGCTGCAGGCTCACCTATAACTTCTGGAAAGTCTCCATTTGCAGTGTTATCAAAATCTGTTGCAAACGGTTTACTAAATACATTTGAATCAGCCCAAGAAGTTCTCGGTGTATTCCCTGTATACCAAACACCTTCTGTAAAATTAAATATTACATATCTATCATTATAATCAGCTGATGAAGATGGATAGTCCCATCTAATTTCTGTATATAAATTATTTACACCTGCATAGATTTGTTGACTTTGAGTTGTGTCAATATCATCATAAACATAATCTTCAACAGAACAATCAATGGTTTTAACTGATCCATCATATTTAAAAAAACCTTTATCACTTAACCAAAAAGCAACACCATCAACTTCTACAACAGCATTTTGTCCAATTAAACCACAGTTAGTACCCACTTGTTCAAAACCAAATACAAATGGACTACCTATGTGTCTCATCAAATATAGAGCGTTATCTGTCCAAATAAGGATTGCTTCTTTTGATTTAATAGCACCTACTATTTTTGTACCATCTTGAATTCTTTGTGAACCGGCAGAATTACCTGCTGTAATATCATATGTGTTTATTTGTTCTTGTGAAGAAAATCTTACAAACATATCGTCCTGTGTTGATGGAACACCAACAGTTGTTTCTGTACCCATGTGAATTAAGTGTCTTGTAGTTGGAGACACCATAGTAATTCTAGTATTTGTTGGGTTTAAATCTGTTTCAAAACCTGTAGTTAATACAGATGCTCGCTGCCCGAGTGGGTTACCAGCAGCGGGGTTCCATGTAAATGTTTTACCATTTAAAGTAGTTGCAACTAATACTTGACCAAAGTTTGATAGTGACCACAAACCAGGAGGAGTATTAACACCATTTGTAGATGCATCTTCACCCCAATTATTAGATCCGCCCCAGACTCCTGTACCCCAACCAAAAGTAAATTTTTGTATTTGATTACCAATAGTTTCTAATGGAATAATAGAACAAGAACCACCTGGACCTGCGTTTCCTGTAGCGTTTGCAACTGGTGTAACGGTAAGTTCTGTGTCTGATACAATTGTTTTTACTTCATATAATTTATCTTCAAAATCAGAATCTGCATAACCTGTACCAACAGGTAAAGTTACATTTTCAAATTCTATTATATCTCCTGCAGATATATTATTAATAGATGTTGTTGTGATTGTCACAACATTAGAACCTGAAACAGTTGTGAAAGTACTGTTTTTAAATTCATCAATTGTTAATGGAAAACCACTACTTCTATATGGTGTAATATCGTAAAAATTATCTTCGTAGTAAATTAATAAAAACTTATCTGTTCCAATAGCTAAATATTTATTACCGTCATTACCTCTAAATGGATGTAGTCTTCTTGATACAGAAGAAATACTTTCTCCCCCTTCTGCTTTCCAACCGCCTACTTTTTCTGGTAATGAATATCTAAATCTAACATTGTCTCCACCTACATAACGTGCGACAGCTCCAACTTCGGAGTTTTGTTTATCATAACCTGGTTTGATTTGCCATTTGCTAAGAGGCATTTTTACCTCCTATATATCATCTTTGTAGGTCCATCCTACAGTTGCGTTTACATAAACTAAGGTAAAATTTTCATTGTCTGTTGAAATATTTATTGATCCTGGAGCACCTGCAATATTCTCAGCTCCGGGAGCAACAGTTAAAGCATTAACACTATAACTTTGTCCACCATCAATAAAACTTACTTCTGAACCAATAGAAGGACCTGTTGGTAATGTGATAGTTAAAACACCACCTGATGTGTCACAAATAATTTGATCTCCATCTACAGCTGTGTAAGAAGTAGTTGTTGACTTATAACCTTTGTTTATCATCCCTTGATTTACATTAGTTCCATCAGAGTAAAGTAAAGCTTTTGCACCTGTTGCCAAAGTAATTCCAGTTCCTGAAAAAGTTTTAACAGTTAAAGTGTAATGTGATGCTGATCTATCTGTTGCATCTTCTACAACAAATACTCTTTCCGATGAGTCAGGCATAGTTACAACTCTATTCCCTGTTAATGTTCCAGTTAATTTAAAGTATAAATTTTTACCATTTGAAGTAGCACCATCTGTTAATACTAAATTGACGTCAGCTGCGCCTACAGATAAGCTTAAATATCCACTCGCTGCTTGCTCCAAGATTTGTAGATTTGTGTTTGTAATATTACCCCATAGACCAGATTTTTCACCGGTAACCATAAGTTCTAATTTTATATCATTTGAATAACTTGATGCCATATTTTCCTTATACTTTAGTTATGTTTAATTTTCAATCCTATTCACCAGGAGAAGGAGATTTCATAGCTGTTCTAATTGTACCATCCATATATTCGTCTCTTCTTCTTCTGCCTTGTTGTTCTATTCCATATGTAGCCATAGATCTTCCATAAGATTGCTCATATAATTGAAGCATATCGCCCGGACCTTTTAAATAACCGTAAGTTTCAGCTAAACATGCATACAATATTAAATCTGGGTAGTTTGTAGATACATACGTTGTAGTCGCGTCACTAGCTGTAATACTGTCTGGTTGCTTGATATATGCAACGTGACACACGTAAGCAGCATCGGGAGTCGGAGCTAAAAAAATAGTAGATGCATTTCTGTTAGCATAGTATTTTGGAATATTATTAGGTGCAGCAGATGCTGTACCCGGTGTGTTATAATACTCTTGCATGAAAGAAGTATCTCTAAGTTCTAAATTTTTTCTAACAGCTGGTGTTTCGTTTGTATCATTGATGTAAATATATCTTATAAATCTTGTATTAGCTGGTGCAGCAACTTCTCTATTACCTGGAGTCAAAGTAATTGTATCATAAAAACGAGCTTCATCTGTATCTGTTTCTCTAAATATTCTAGCTTCAGCATTTTTAACAATAGTTTTAAGAATAGCATCATTTAATACTGTGCTATCAACTTCTGTGTAACTTCTAATGTCTGATTTTAGTTCTCCAAAATTCATAATTATGCCTTAAATACTACCGGTCCAGATGAGCACTGTAAACCGCCTCCTGTTGCTGTTGTACTAGCTGCTACTTGATTAGTAAAGTTAAAACTGTTGAAAACTGTAATAGTTGAAGGTTGTCCGGGATTTGGAATTACGCTTGCATTCACAATAATTTCAAAAGATCCATAAACTTTTGCACTATTATCATGTGAACCTGCTGTTGTATTAGCCGGTACTACACCTCTAAATGGAGCTGCTGTTCCTCTTACACAACCGGTTAAATCATTACCAATCTTACCTGTATATTGAATTGTCTCATTTTGAAATAATAGTGTTGTTGAGTTTATTTTTTCAATAAGTATAAATCCGCTGTTTGGAAAATTACTTGCATCATTTAAAGTTATTGTGGTAGCAATATTAGTAATTGCACCATTTAAAGTAGATTGTAATTGTATAGCTTCAATCGGTACATTTGATACTCCAGTTTTTAATTCATTAAAAACTACAAAATCTCCATCTTTGTAACCACTATTTGGAAAATTACATATTATTACATTTGATCCTGCAGTTGTAGAAAACGGATTCTCAGGAAGTATATCAAAAGTTGGTGGCTCAGTTCTATCAGGTCTAGCGTTTTGTAAACCTTGTGGGTCACCCCCAATGGGTATTGGATTTAATTGAGGCTGTTTAGGTTCATATTCTGAAATATGCACAAAAGCTCCGTTCCATTCTCTTACCATTTCATTGTAAGGAAACTGCATTCCTGATCTATCAGAGATTGCTAATGCGTGTCTGCCTTTTGATAGATTAGTCATCTATTAAATCTCCGGAAAATAAGTTCTCGGTGTTACAAATAAACTAGAAGAAGATCCATCATTTTGTAATGCTCTTTGTAATTCATCTTCATATAACATTTTTAAATTTTGAACTGCAGCTGGCTGAAATTTAAGTGCTAAATAATAAGAAAGTCCTGCTACCATACAAGGTACAAACCTGTAAGGAACATCTGCTTGATTAGTATAAGCTCCAGCATCTTGAATTCTTGAAGCATAATAATAGTTAATACTATTACCGGCTTCAGTAGCACCTGGAGTTAAAAATAAAGTTATTGTTATTCTGTCAATAAATCTTTGAACAAAAAATTGTGTGGG